CTCTGTTTGATGAAAAATACTATTCGAGAGCTATAAATATAGCTAATTGACTTTTGCCAAAACAAGATCTATTCCTGTATTGGCTTAAATGGCAGTGCATGATGGCGCGTATCATGCGTGGAGTCTAACCACTCGCGACTATAATTGCCGCTATTTTGTATTAAACTATATCTCGCCTCCACCGAAATCGGCGGGCGTCCATACACCTACTAGTGTACGGGAATCTGCGGAAAAAACCCGCGAGTCTGTTAAAGGGCCGACTCAAGCCTTTGGGGCATAACCGTAGCTCATCTCCAGGACCTCTTCATAAGTCTTGAAGTAGAGATCGGCCCCTGGGACCTTCGAAAGGTGGTGCCCAACCCCAGGGAATTTGGAGGCCACGTCGGCCACGATCTTCTGGACTTCATCGTAATAGTCCCTGCCGTGCTGAACCGACTCCAAAATCCATGACTCAAGGCTAGATGCCGTGAGTGCCTCCTGGGACTTCAGATTGTTCTTTCTGTTCCAAGCAAGCATGTTGTTGAAACTGGCCTTCTCAAGCGGGGCCATGATCAATCCCGTAACTGAATCCTTACGAAAGGAACGCTTAAGGAAAGAAATGTCATCAATGTGCTTGTAAGGCACCCGAGAAAGCCTGGGATCACTTTTGTCTGCATGAGTGTACTCAATCCTGAAGACACTAGCTGCAGCGGCAAAAGCGGTGTGGTTGAACCAAGGAGTGTCCTCTGAAACGTTGTACCCATTATCATCACCGTAATTGATCTGGTGAACATAACTCCTATAGGAGGACAAGGCGTCAATGAAGCACTGAGGATCCTTAATGTAAATCTCCATCAAGATCTCACACTGGGAACGGAAACGCTTCTCGTCATCTGGCTCATCATACATAATAGTTATGGCTTCAAGCAACCCAACCGATGGATGAAGTGTAGCCCACACCATCCTACCCACAATGGAGTTGGCAATGCAGTTAATAATAACTGTGATGGGGTTACCGCTCGGATTCATGTTGAAGGTCACCAAAGTTCCATGGAAATCAAAGAGAGGATCAGTCATCTCAGAAAGGATCCCAGAAAGTATGGTCCTATCATTGTCAGTCGGAAGTCGAGGCGCAACCACTCTATAGATGACTGCCAAAACTTCGCTGAGGATCCTACCGGCAACTACGCTCTTGTCAAATCCTTTAAAGTCCCCATCAAAGCAGGTACTTTCACCAAAGGTGGTGAGGTATTCCCGCAAGGCCCCCCACTGAGGGCCCATGGCGTTGAGACCAACTGCTATCTCCGTCTGCTCCCTGTAAGTCTGCATAAAGGCGATAAAAGTCATTAGATATTTCCGAACCAAAATGGTGTAAGGAAGCGGGCTGGTAAAAATCTGGCGAATTTTGCCCTCCTGGGCTTTCTGGGTGCTAAGAAGCTCGTCCTTATCTACTGCGACAAAAATGGCCGGACGGCGATGGCCCATAAGATAGGCTTTTTCGTATTCTTCAACCTCGTCGTAGACCTCCTTGACGAATTGGACTTTTATCTGCACCTGGCCATTTTCCTGAATCTCAATTCGTTCGGCGTCAGGATCAAGATAATTCCTTTTGGGTCCCTCCAAGCCAAAGCCGCCACTGGTCGACCCATTCACGGCATCAATGTAAGGAGTTCCCGGGATCCCATTCACTGCTTGCTCGTTGGTGAGAATCTCGAACGACTCAGGCAAAATTCCAGAAATCTGGTCGGTATATGCGGCACCAGCGGCAGACACTAAGTGAGCAGGCTGATAGGCCTTATTCTCAGTGCTGACCCCCTGAATGTGAATACGTTGAGCCACCCACTCGGGCTTCTTCGGGGGAGGGACTTTCTCCGACTTGATCCCATGCTCAAGTGCCAAATAGTCACTTATCGGGCTCGGTATGATACTAGTCTTAGTTTTCCTCCGGTGGTGGTTTAAGGCCCCAGCAATTTCACAGCAGGGCCTTTCTTCGGTAGGTGCGTCTTTAAGTTCACCAAAATACCCAAGGGCACATTTGGGGTGAACTTTGTCGGTGCATTCAAGTGGAGTCTTCTTCACGCAGCTGTGAAAATCAGGAAGGAAATCAAGTGGAAGCACCCGAAAATCGCCTTGAAAAGTCGGGCGACTAGAGTGCATGGTATGGAGCTTCTCCAAGTCTTCAGCCAGGACCACCGTGCTGTAAGACTCGTTAGGCCGATCGCCTGCAGGTTTGAAGCCAAAAAGAGAAACTTTCTCCACCTGTAAGGCGTGAAACCCGAAGATGACGGGAGCCTCATTGTGGCCCACGAACCCAACAGTGACGCCCCCACAGTCCCCATCAACAGTGGGGATAAACGGGACGCCTCCGAAGTAATGGCATGGTTGGTTTGGGGCTGGATAACCCTCGGAGATTTGTTTCATGGCGAACCTGCGCTCAACAGCCTCAGGAAGCGGATGATATTCAATCTCCACCAATCTGTAGGAGTCGCCTTCCTCGGATGGCTGATAACGCCTAACATAGGTCACTGCCTTGGTCTTACCCTTAAAAGGGGCACCAGTCAGAAAAAACTGATCCAAATCTGAAGAACCGTTGTTCACCCTGACGTTGCAATCAAACATCGCCAGGTCCTTCTCCGGCATCCGGGTAATCTGAGATTGTTGAAGTTCAAAAGATCTCGAGCCATCCGCCAACTTGCCAGTGGAACGGACCGTAACCAGAATCGGCCCTTTCTCAGGAATTGCGTGGTTGGGAACCAACATACGTCCACACTTGATCTTCACGGCATTGCAATTAACAACCTTAGGGTTGGTGGCGGTAGGATCTAGCGGACGAATCGAGCAGTAAAAGATATTCCGCTCGATTATTCGCTTCAGCCTAGGGTCCTGACTGTTGCTCATGGCTCGAGAACTCCGAGTAGGCACTGGAACCACCTCAGGTGGCCTGTAATACGGACTCCTTCCCAAAGGGTCTGGTCCATTGATAGTGACCTTCTCTTCCTCTTCCTCAGAGCTTGAGCCCGACTGGAAAATGCCCTGAATAGGGCCAACTCGCTTAATGCAAGCATACATTCCAGTGGCAATAGCCAGCAAAGCCATGGTCCGTGTAGTCCTCTCAGTAGTGAACCACGAAAACAAAGAATTAGTGGTTGTGCCTGCGACAGCCATCTGCATCCGCTGTTCAGCCGCTGGGTTGAGAAAGCGCCCGGCAAAGCGAAGAAGTAATTGCCTGACGACTCCCATCCACCACTCAGTGAGGGCGAGGAGGTGCTTAGCCGCATAGTTGCTAGGTCCGTAGCATTTGCAGAATTCTCTAAAACCGCTCGAAGCCTGAGTGCCCCTCTGCCTTGTCTTAACGATCAAGTACATAGGCATATAGAAAGCAAAGTCGAGGCAATTAGCAACCCAGAGAATAATCCAATTGAGCCAGTGAATGACCACGCTGTGGCACTCTTGCAATCCGTGGAAGAAACAGCCAATGAACACACGCTGAAGGTAGGTTGTCCGAAACTCGGCACTGGTAACCAGACGGTAAAGCTCCAAAGAACCCACCCGAGGGAGGAACTCTGTCATGGCCTGAGCTGTAGTGATCTCCTCAGCCGGTTCGCCCACGGGAACTCCATTAGGAATATCGTCAGGAGGCACGGCCCCGGCCAGTTCACTGCACAGGCAAGACACTTGAGGAACAAGCAAGCCATTGGCTTTGCAAGCGGGACAAAATGTGATATTGCTAATGGTGGAAACACCTGCAAGCAAATCATTCTGATTCTTGTCATGCTCAGCAATGTCACGAGCGAGAAAGTTCAGGAAATCCTTGGTCTGAGTGAAAATCTTAACGACCTTAAAATCTGGCATGCGATCACCCTTATCGGACTCAATTGGAGCGAGCAAGGTGAACTTCCACATGTCAACGACGTCGCCTTCTTTGTTAAGGGCCTTAGTGGGATCAAGTGTTCCGTCCGCCTTGGTGAACTCTGGCTTAAGCTCCACAACCACATTAGCCTTCATCCGACGAAAAACCGCCATAGGGCAATGTGCCGTCTCCCTCAAATTTAGCTCAGGATTGTTAGTGGTAACGATGAAGAGCTGTGAGGTGTAAGACACTTTACCCTTGTCACCAAAAGCTTTCGGGACCAAATGAGTGGCGTTGTTAACTCTCCTGATAATGGCATCGACCACAGGGTCAAGTTCGCCTGGCTTTCCCGTCTGGATAGCTGCGTCGTCGTGAATGTCGACCCACTGGTTGTAATACGTCTCGTCAAAGCTGTCACTGAGGTTAGCCCAGTTGACGGCCTCGTAATCGTCTTTGGAAATCTTGAGGACATCTGCGGCCCACTTCATAATATAACCCAGAATAACGGATTTGGCCTGGCCGGACTTGCCCTGCAGCATAATGGCATATGGGGCATATTTCATGCCACCAGACTTGAGCCGGACATCATGAGTCGTCAGCATCTCTGCAATACGGTTATTGGCCAGGACAACGTCCTTGACCTGTTCTTTGGGAACCATGTGGATGAGGTTCTTGCCCTCATCCCTCAATCTCTTGATGGCGGACAAATGCGCCCTCTTCTTGGTCCAACTCCTCTCCATGACCATGCAGCCGTCAGCACATGCCAGATCGGCGTACTTGGTCATAAATTGGGTGTAAGGAGTGGCGAGCGAAAAAGCTCCTGTAAGATCACCGTTGTACCACATTCGACCACGAGTCAGGAAAAAATCAATGGTCTGAGTGGCACTTGTAAAGAAATCGTTTGTGTCCGAAAAATACTTCTTCCTATACTCGCGCTCAATCTCAATGAACTTGGCGACACTGAAACCCTTCCCTGAGTCAAAATAAAACATTATGGCAGTAAGGAGAGACAGCAAGCCCACAAAGCGATGAGACATGTCTGATTTGAAGACTGAACTGAGAGTCTTAAAAATGCTGCTCGGATCTGGAAACCCCGCCTGGGCAATGGCAAGTTCCTCATCATGAGATATTGCGGCCCTAGTAAGGAGGAGAGATATCAGATCAGGACTAAAATCGGAAAAATTAGGCATCCTGATTCCACGAGTGGAAAAAACGTTGGCAAATGACATCCAATGGGATGCTATCTGAGCTTTACTTCCGTTTGAAGAAAGAAGCCCAAACAAAAGAAGCCCAATGTCATTAGCGATCGCCGCCGTCTGAGAGCATTCAATACCCATAACTGAGTAAAGTCCCTGATGGGACACTCCCGTCCTAACAGCGGTTTGGTTGCCAGCCTGAAAAGTGGCTATCTCGGTTGACGCATTTGAAGCGGTATCCGAGTTTAACTCGGAAATGTCCTGCCCCCCATGAAGAGGAAAATCTTGTAGTACTTGCGCAATGTGAAGATGCACATTGACGTTGTTGGCTGCTGATTGGTAAATCCACTGACCGTGGTCAGTATTAGTCGCATTATGGTCCATGCGAGAAGGACGTAGGAACGCATTGATACATGCAAGAAGGTTCTTATACATGAGATAAGAGAAAATGATCACAATGTAAGTGAAAAAAATTGTCTCCATAATAGAGAAAAAGCGTTCCCGTGCCATCTCCATCTCCAATCTGGCTTCTGGAGTGTCGACAATGGGAAAGCCAATGGGGCATTTTTCATGCAACCCGTCAGTGTGGTTTGCCCGAATTTCGGGAAACCCACCCGTGTCGATAGTGCAAACACCTGTCTCATTACCAGCTACCTTTACTGCCGGAATCACCTCAAAAAGTGTGAAACACAGAATTATGTAGAGTGGAAACAGGGCGAACCAATCGATCACATTAATCATGATGTGTTAATTTGTATAATTGTCTGGCTTCTGAAGCTCCACCAAGGCTACTACACGACTACGCACCATGGCGTTAGCTCGCCCTGCGGCGTGCAAGACGCAGGGAGAGCAGGTGTCGAACCGGTATGTGCTAATAACACCGGAAAAAGTCGAACACGACCATTGAAAGTTGGCAGTTCTAGTTCGAAGCCGAGCCACTGGCTAAGAACTGGGTCCCTACAACCCACTAATACAGCCCGTAATCGGCTGCCTTTTGAAATCCAGGACCGGCTGGATCACCAGGCTTGGATCCCACATAGAATGTGGGAACATTAAGATAAAGAAACGGCGTAAAATCGTCACCCCCTGCGACGAAAAGCGCAAAGGGGCTGACAAAATGGTAATTTTCAGTGAGAAAATTGTATCCCCAGGTGGTGAACCGAACGTTGTCACTCCCATAATCAGTATCATAAGAAGTGGGTCTAACTGAGTCGGTGTCGTTGGGCACTGACATCAATTTGGGATTAGCAGGATGCATCCTATAAGCAGAATACATAGGAACTGCGGCAATATTAACTGGCTCCATAGAAGGCGCGACAGCCGACGTCCCATTCGCAAAATTAAATTTCTGAGAATAGAAATAAGCCAGCTGACTAGCACCATCTGTTCGTTTAGTTGCCTGGAGTGCAGTCGTGATACCATTAAGGTTTGTATTGGCCCCCGGGGAGGTTGTTCGTCTGTAAAAAGTCTGAACAGGAAACCTCTCCACGTTACACCCAGAATTAATTCGGGCTGGGTCCATATTTGGCCAGCCCGGATAATTGGTGTCTTCAAGAAAAGGTTGAGCCCTCCAAATTATTGACCCTCGCCATCCTGTAAATGCTGGTACGAACCAGCTAAGAAACGAGTGGCTAACAAAATTGTAGCCATAATTGCTGTTTGGGCCTGGAAGGGAATGGTTGTTCAAACCAGCTGAATCAGGACCATACTGCCTAGGAAATCGGGGTTGAGTCAGAATTGCACATGCCTGACCATAAAAAATGGGACCGGAATCAGCTTCCTCGGGAGCTACATGAGTGTAATAGCAAGTCCTAGCAAAGAGCTGTTTAAGGGAAACAATCTTCTCACCCATAAACACATAGGGATCCATATCTGGAATTGAAGCTGGAATTGACACGACCATCTCATGATTCTGCTCGGGTTCATCTTGATGATCAGCCTGAAAAGCGGCAATATCACCATAAGAAACGGGCCCAGCATAGGCACCACCCCCAGCAAGAACAGTTTCCAACTCTGATTCGTTCAAAGGAGAGATGGTCTTCGGCTGGGCAAAAGAAAAGTTCTCGGCAGCCCTAGCACTAACCAAAACCGATATATCGGCCGCAACACTAGGAGCACTAAGATCATTGAGAACTGTCAGCGTCACCAAACCATTCATAGTCTCCCTGTCGTACACCAAAGAAGTACCAGAAGACCTAATCCGGTAATTCACTCCAATCCCTGGCCTAGTAGCCAAGTGTTCAACTTTAGCCCACGGAGTGGACCGCATGTACGGAACTCTCATCTCAAAAGTTGTAGTGCTCCCAAGGTCCACCACGTGATTAATGTTGTAACCAGAATCCAGGTTTGGATCACCCAACTGCTCGGGTTCGTAAAAAATGCGAACCCTCCCTCGGTGGAACTTGCTGCAAACAAAACGAAAGGTATAAATGATGTCGCCCTGCCAATAACCAAAGCTCTGTGCTGTGTGGCACATAGGAGAACACTGGCGGACCCAGTAAGAACCTCCAGTACCCGTACCAGTGCGAGTCTCATTCCTAAAAACTTCAGGAGTGACAGCAAATCTGGCCAATTCAGTATTAGTGGGGTCAGCCACCTGCCATGTGGTGGTAAACCAGTAAGAATCCTTCTGAATGATGTCCGAAATGAGGTTGGGATCTGACTCCCCAGCGCAAACAGTGCGGGGATCAACAGTAAGCTCAGCCTTCGGATCTATTGCTAGAACGTCAGAAGGTACCGGAACACTAGAATTGGCTACGGAGGGATTAGTCAAATAACGGTAAGGTGCAATTGGAGCAATGTTAATAGGCTTCGAATATCCCAATGCTTTGGCCACCGCCGAAACACCCGACATGACCATACTAGTGGCTTTGGCATAAGGTGCAACGGCAGGAATAGATTCCAACTTACCCGCGGCTGCAGCAGCAGCACTAGCCATGTCGGAAACAGGAGTAGTACCAAATTCATCAGAAACCCCGGATTGAAAAGCCGCGCTGGGCCCCATGAGCTCCACATTAGTGGCCCAGGCGTATACAGTAATCTCGACGGCCTGGCCTGTGGTGTCATTACTCATAGCCAAAGGTGTGAAAGAATTAAAATTCAGCGTGCCCATTTTCCTGAGTTGAGACTCAACTTGAAGTACTGGCGGACAAGAAGGACTATCAGACAAAGTAATCCAATTATCCTGCTTGATAAAAGGGAGTTGCATAATGCACCCCCGTTGATCCTGTGGGTTGAAATAACAAGATGGTCGCTGAGTGCGAGCCATCAAAACAGAATCTCCTCCACCAGTATCAATGTTGCCTCCAGAAAAACTAGACTCTGGATCGCTGTCATCACCAAGTGGTCTATAACTCATAAGACCCATGGAATATGCAAAGGGTGTGCTGTTGATAACCAACTTTACATGAAGGTTGCATCTAAGTCTAGAATAACCAACCAGCTTATTCTTCACCGTAGTGGTTCCAAAATAATCCCACCATGGGTGGATGGAAAAATCCAAAGTAGTTCCCTGATTCCAATTGTAAGATTTAATAGGGATAGGACGGGAAAACCAATCCTTGAGGTCATAAATACCAGACAAAGAACCATAGTCAAAAGTTGCATCAGGCTTAGAACCGAACGTGACCGACTGTTCATCTGTAGCCTCCTCGAAGTCTACAATCTGGATTTGCTTGTTGTTATTATTGTTTTGAGCGAGTTAGAATAACCATAACATTCCCTTAAACTCATTGGGAATTAGGTCTTAGGCTGGCAACTAAAAAGTCGCTAATTGCATCCGGGATACTTTACTCAATAGGAGGCCCGTAACTCCATATCTTGAGCATATTACCAAGACGCCACGGTTTTGGTTCTAGACATACCGTGAAAGCCTGTTGGAAAAATCCAACGCACTTGAAAGACCACTTGGTCCCAATCCAAAGGGCAGCGGACCCTAAGGACGGCACAGAATTCACTGTGATCATTGGTTTAGTTTCGCTGCAAAGTAGACCAATCACAACATAGCAGCTAGACTCATAACGTCGAGTCGAAAATACACACGTCTGAAAGAAAATAATTTGCCAACAACTCAGAAATAATTGGCAAATGCCCAAAAAGGCACGTGGAGTGAAAATAACCGAAAGAATCGAGTCCACGAATTGACTCAAACGGCTGCGGAGGTTACCGCAATTACTCCCTAACAAAGACCAAAACAGCTAATCTAGAAAGAGCCAAACAGCCCTTTAAAGAAAAGCAAAGTGAAGTAGGGTGACCTATAAAGGTCACAAAACTAAACTAAAGGTCAAGATTTCGTCAGCGCACGTACGCGCATCTCGAACATAAATCCGGG